TTGACGGCATCATCACCGCAGGCGTGCCCGACGCGCCGAAGAAGGCCCACGTCCTCGAAATCAAGACGCACGCGAAGAAGTCGTTCGACACGCTCGAAAAGGATGGCGTCGAGAAAGCGCACCCGAAGCACTACGCGCAGGTTCAAGCCTACATGCTCGGCACGGGCATCGACCGCGCCCTCTACGTCGCCGTCTGCAAGGACGACGATCGCCTCTACACCGAGCGCGTCGAGCTCGACAAAGAGCGCGCCGAGAAGCTCGTCGCACGCGGGCAACGCATCGCGCTCCAGGACGAGATTCCACCGCCGATCTCGACCGACTCGACGTGGTACGAGTGCAAATGGTGCAGCGCCCACGACCTCTGCCACGGCTCGAAAGTCACGCAGGAGGTCAACTGCCGCACCTGCGCTCACTCGACGGCAACGCCTGAGAGCACGTGGACCTGCGCCCGCAACGGCGACCACGTGATGCCGACCGACTGGATGCGCGAGGCTCACGACTGCCACGCGCTGCACTGCGACCTCGTGCCGTGGCCCGTCTCCTACGCCGAGGGCGGCGACGCGGTGCACACGATCGACGGGCACGAAGTGAAGGGCTTCGCATCGACCGAAATCGTGGCGAATCCGAAGGCGTGCATCGACCCGCCCCTAGTCGCGCTCCGAACCAAGTTCGGCGGGCGGATTCTCGGATGAAGCTCCGCACCTACCAGCAACGCGCGATCGACCAGCTCTATGCCTGGTTCGCCGCGGGCAACGCAGGCAACCCGTGCCTCGTCCTCCCTACCGGCTCGGGCAAGAGCCACGTTATCGCCGCGCTCTGCGAAGACGCGCTCACGCAGTGGCCCGAGACGCGCGTTTTGATGTTGACCCACGTCAAGGAGCTCATCGAGCAGAACGCAGCGAAGCTGCGCGCACACTGGCCGGGGGCTCCGATGGGCATCTTCTCCGCGGCCATCGGGCGGCGTCAGCTCGGCGAGCCCATCACCTTTGCGGGCATCCAGTCAATTCGCAAGCGCGCCGCCGACGTCGGGCACGTCGACCTCGTCATCATCGACGAGGCGCATCTCGTGAGCCACAGGGACGAGGGCGGATACCGCGATTTCATCGCAGACCTCGCCGCCATCAACCCCGCGCTCCGCGTCATCGGACTCACCGCGACGCCGTACCGCCTCGGGCACGGGCTGATTGACCAAGACGGCGCGCTCTTCTCTGCGCTCATCGAGCCTGTGTCCATCGACGAGCTCGTCCACCAAGGGCACCTCGTACGCCTGCGCAGCAAGTGGACCGAATTCGGTCTCGACACGGCAGGCGTGCACACGCGCGGCGGCGAGTTCATCGAGAGCGAGCTCCAGAAGGCCGTGAACACGCCAGAGCAGAACACGCGCACGGTGCGCGAGACGATCGCCCTCGCAGGCGACCGCAAGAGCTGGCTTTTTTTCTGCTGCGGCGTTGAGCACGCCCGCGACGTTTGCTCCGCGCTTCAGCGCGAGGGCATCGCTTCGGATTGCATCACGGGGGAGACGCCGAAGAAGGAGCGCGAGCGAATCATCGGAGAGTTCAAAGCGGGAAGTCTGCGTGCGCTGACGAACGCAAACGTGCTCACGACGGGATTCGACCATCCCTCTGTCGACTGCATCGCCATGATGCGCCCGACCCTCTCGCCGGGCCTCTACGTGCAGATGGCGGGGCGAGGGATGCGACCCGCCCCGAGCAAAGACGATTGCCTCGTTCTCGACTTCGCGGGCGTCATTGAGACGCACGGCCCTATCCTCGACGTGCGCCCGCCGAACAAGGCGAAGAAGGGCACGGGCGAAGCGCCCGTGAAGGTCTGCGAAGCCTGCAACGAGCTCGTCAATCCTAGTGCGCGCGTCTGCCCCGCGTGCGGCAATGAGTTCCCCGCGCCCGAGGAGAAAACGCTCGTCCTGCGCGACGTCGACATCATGGGCGGCCCGGCCTCCGACGTTCACGAGCTCGATGTCGACGCCTGGGAATGGCGACGCCACGTAGGGCGCAGCTCGGGCAAGGAATCGCTTCGCGTGCGGTATTACAGCGGCCTCACCGATTCGGTCGACGAGTACCTGACGATCGCCCACGACGGCTACGCCGGCGACAAGGCTCGGCGACTGCTGGCGCGCATCGCGACCGACGCGGGCCTCTCGCCTGGCTGGGCGCTTTCCGACGACCTCGACGAAGTAGCACGCACCATGAATTCCGCTTCGTCGCCAAGCGTGGTAAGATACACGCAACGCGGCAAGTTTGCCGAGATACTGACCAGGAGATGGACGCATGAGCACCGTGAAAAAGTGGCTTGAAGTCCTCGCGAATCCTCCCCGATGCTGCGCATCGTGCGACCATTACGCCACCTCATCGGGCGGCTACGAAGAAGATGCAATATGCAAGAAGTTCGACGCAAGGCCGCCCCTAGAGTTCGTCGAGGAACCAAACGAGTGCCCGCAGTGGACGGACCTGCTGCCGTTCTGAAGCGCACCGAGCACGTCGAGCAGCGCGAGTTCGTGCGCTGGTTTCGGCAGACGTACCCATCGGTGCGCATCCTCGCCATCCCAAACGGCTCGCAGCGCAGCCGCACGACGGGGGCGAAGCTCAAGGCCGAGGGCGTCGTCGCAGGCGTGCCCGACCTGCTCGTGCCCGCGTGGAGCCTCTGGATCGAGATGAAGCGCGCCGACGGCGGGACGACAAGCGCGGTGCAAAAAGACTGGCACCGCTACCTTGAGTCCATCGGGCACACGGTGCTTATTTGCGCTGGGTTTCTCCAGGCGAAAAACGATTTAACGGCGCATCGCGCCGCACACTGAAAGAAGAAAATGATCGACGCTGACATCGTAGGCCGCATCGCAATCAGGCTCGGGCGAGCCTTCTCGCAGAAATGGGCGAAGGCCATTCCGAGCGACACGGAATGGAACTGGGAGACAGCGCAGAACTACGCGCAGTGGGTTCCCTCGCACCGCCCGGTGAAGGTCGAGGGCGACACGATCTCGTTCCGCCATCGGAGCAGCTCGACATCGTGGGAGGTCTCGCCGACGTGCGTTCGCGTCGAGTGCATTGCCAAGGGCGACGGGCTGCAAGCGCTCGTTGAGGCGAACATCATCGACGGCATGGCGCTCGTCATCGCCATCCTGCCGAGCTTCGCCTCGATGCAGCCAGCCGACATCTGGCGAGCCGACCGGGCCATCACGTCGGTCTGCGCGGGTCCGTGGCAGCCTCTCCACCGACTAACGCCCCTATCGGTCATCGCGCAGGCGTTGCCCGAGTACGTGCCGAGCGAGCCCGCGCGGCTGACGTACATCGGCGACCACATCCTCGCAACGCACGAACCGCTGCACGCCGCGATGGCTCGCGGGGGTCATCGGTTTTTCACGGCCTGGTCCGCCCTGGTGACGCGATGAGCACCCCGATCGGCTCCACCTACGACTGGCGCTGCTTTCGCTGCGCCGCAGTGGCCTCGACCGAGCGACGCGGAAACGTCGTCGACCTGCCGAAAGGCTGGGTGTGCGCGCCTGACGGAAAAACATTGTGCACCCGCTGCCGCGTCGTGCCACGCTGACCGTCCCGCATGTTGCGGGTTCCCGCTTCTCGCGCCGCCCCAAATACCGGCGCGAGGGGCTGGAATTAAAACGGCCCCTGCGGCTTGTCCTTCGCCTCGCAGGCGGCGTGCCTCGCGCGGAAGGCGTGCCCCGCTTCGACGAGCTCATCGAGCGGCATCGGGAGCGCGAGGCGAAGAGCGCCCGAGCAGTTGCCGCAATAAACCGCGACGATGCGCCCAGGAAGTTCGTGAACGGTGACGTTCAAAGGCGCAGCAGCCATCGCAGGAGGCGCAGCCACCAGGGGAGCGCGACGACGGGGAGCGGCTGACCAACCCGAGGGAGCGCGACGGTCATTGCCGGAGGGGGCGCAACGGGAGGCGTAGGCGGCTCGTGGCGCTCGTTCTCGGCGTCCACCGGGGGCAACGATGCTGCCATCGTCAGGGGCTCAGGAACGGGCACGCTAGGCGCAGCGTCGGCGGGGAGCGAGCGGTCGTACTCTTTCGCGAGGCTCGACACGTTGCGGGCGTAGTCGTCAGGGTCGCCGGAGTAGTACCCCGCGACGCGAAGCGCTCGCGAGTAGTCGCCGGCCTTGCCGTCCATCGCTAAGAAGACCGCTGCGCGGTAGCGCTTGCCGAGCAAGAAGCGAACGTGCGATTCCATCGCCACGTCGAGGGTTTCGTACGCGCGAAAGCGATTCATCGGATGCTTGCCGGAGAAGCGCAGAATCCAGAGCCCCTTGGCGTCGGTGCCCGTGTGCTCGACCTTCGCCCCTTCGGGCACGTGCGCGAGGTACTCGGCGGAAACGGCGGGTGAGAAATGTTCCGTCGTAGCGAAATGCTGCCAGCAGCCAGCCCAATTCGAGCCGCATTTCACGCCGCCGAGGTTGTAGTTCATGCTCGCTTTGAATCGCCCCGTCTCAAGGGCCATCTGCCCGAGGAGCACCATGGCTCCCGCGCGCGTCGTCTGTTCGCGCCCTAGCTGCGCTTCGAGCTGCAAGCGGAGAGCGAGGTAGACTTCAGCCGGTGCCACCGGCGTCGCCTTAGCAGGAAGCTCGCGCGCGGTCACGTTTCGAGCTCCTTGCGCAGCTTGCCGAACGCGGGCCACGCCTGTTCGTACGCGCCGCAGATGTCGAGGAGCTGCACGCGCAAGAGCACGTCCTTTTCGCAAGCGGCGACGATGCGCCTTCGCGCCTCGGGCTCGCGCTCAAGCATCACGGCAAGCGCTGCGATGCACGCCGACACTGGCGCGTCTTTGTCCTCCGACGTGACCCAGAGGTAGATGGTGCGCGCGAGACGTACGATCGCCTCTGCAAGCGCAACCGCCGCCGTAGCTTCCTCGACCGTCGGAAGCTGGATGAACCCCATCGCCTTCTGGTCACTCATCGCGCAAGCTCGTTTGCGCACGCGCCATCGCGGAGCGCACGCCTAACGTCGCGCGTCGCCGACTCGCAGCGAACGAGCAGGACAGGATCGACCGTCTCCAGGCCAGCGGCAGCACATGCGACGTTGAGGCCGATCGCCGCGCGGTCCGCAACGACGCACCGATGTGCACACCCGCTGCAAAGCAGAGCAGCGCAAGCCAGGGCGACCATTCGAGCATTCACTTCGAGCCCCCAGCGACGAGCTCCTGCACTGCGCGAATGGCCTTCGCCGGGTCGACGCCGAGAGCGCGAAGAAGGCGAAGCGTCGCCGCGAGGCGCGGCATCTCCTCGCACATGAACGCCCACTGCTCGGCGGTGCGAGCGCGCAGGACGATGTTCAGCAGCGCCGAAAGCGCGGGCCAAAGAAAGACGTTCCAGAGTTCGACGCGCTCATGCATGGGGAATCCTCGCTTCGATGGCTGCGATTTTCTCGCCGTGGACCTGCACGACATGCTGAAGTCGCTCCACGTCGCGAGCCACGCGGGCCACGTCGCAGGCTACGCCGTCGACCTTGGTGCCGATCGTCGCGAGGAGCCCGCCGATGCGCGCCGCAGTAAGCGCAAACCCGGCGACGGTCACGAGCAGGTTGAGAGTTTGCATGGTGTCTGCGGGCATTGATTCAGCTTTGTATTAAAGGCCGATAACGGTCCAGTTAGTGCCGTTCCAAATAACAAACACTGTATAAAAAAAGCCTCCAGCCGTAACTATATCACCCCATGCTGGCGGCCCGACGGAAAAGGCATCAACACACTGCGCCATCGTGCCAATGGGCGGGGCCACTGGGAGGCTCGCGAAGGTGCCGACAAAAACGCCAGGGCCTAGCGAATTGCCGTCGGTCGCCGACACCGGGTCGGTGCCGTTGATGCGCAGATTGCCCGTTGCCGAGTCGACCCAGAGACGCCAGCCGCCGAGCTCGAAGACCTCGTTTACGCCTGCCCCGAGAAGGCGAAAGCGAAAGGCGTTAACGCTGTTGCCGACGGTGAACGTTGAATAGCCGCCGCCGAAGTCAAAGACCGTCGGACCAATGAACGCCGACGAGCGGTCGAGGAAAACGAAGCCGCCGTCCGGGAGGATTTGCGTCGTGCCCGCGCTCGCGTCGATCTTCGCGCCGAAGAGCTTCGCGCAGTTGACGATGCGCGTCCCAGCAGCCGAAGCCGTGAGCGCGTAAGCGCCCGAGCCCGTGCAGTCGATTGAGCAGCCGTCGATGCTGAGGTCTTCGCAGGCGTTGCCGAAGATGCCAACGACGGACGCTGAGTTGTTTTGTCCGGCGAAACTGCACCCGCTTGCGGTGCAATCGCCCGAGACCGTCCCGCCGCCGTCGACGGAGAGGTGCCTCACCGTAGCGTCGATGGTGGTCGTGAAAAACGAGCAGCCGAAGAATCGAACCTTGCTCGCGCCGTCGAGAATATTGGCGTTGTGAACGGCGTTCGAGCGAAGGCTCGTGCCGGTAACGGTCACGTCCTGCGGCGGGATGCCGCCGTTCGCATCGACGTTCAGCCCGTAGCGAAAGTTGCTCTCAAACGTGCTGCTCACGATGCTCGTGAAGAACGTCTCCTGTCCGATGAAGAGCCCGTCGAAGATGCTCGCGCGCGACCAGATATTGATGAAGGAATTGTGCGAACCGCGCTGGATCTTGATGCCGCTGACTTGGCACTGATAGAGCTCGAGGCGCTCGAACATGGATTGCGAAGTGTAATCGCAGAAGATGCCGTCGCCAGAGCCGACGGTGCCCTGGATCGTCAGGTCGCAGATGTGGAGCGAGACGTTGTTGAAGAGCAGGTTGCCGATCGACGTGATGCACGGGCCTTGCCCGTAGTTGTGAATGATCGCGTTGCCGCGCCCTGCGCCCCGAAGCGTCTTCGCCCCTGCGCCGTTGGGAATGTCGATCGCTCCGTTCGTCGGCGTGCCGTCGTTTGAAACGCGGTACGCGCCCTCGGGGAAGTACACCTCGTCGGAGGCAGCGATCGCCGCGTTAATCGGCGCGCTCACGTCGAGGAGCAGCGTGCCCGCCTTCACGTCGGCAATCTGCGCAACGGTCATGAAATCGAAGACCGACACCGACTCTTGCAGCTTGCTCGTGAGGACTCGCGTCGTCGAGCCGACGCCGCCTTCGAGGTACGTCACGCGGTCGGAGGTAATCGTGCCCGTCGTCGACGCGAGCGGGATGCGTACCGTCGCGTTCAGCGCCGAGAAGACGAGCGTATTATCCGATTGGTGCACCGCGACTGAGAAGTCGTCCGCGTCGACGTAGAGGCGGCACGCTGCGCCCTGGTACTGCGGGAATCCGTTGAGCGTTCGCACCGGCTGCGCGACTGGAATCGTCAGCGCCGCATCGACGTAGACGGGAATCTGATTCGTCAACGCGGGAAGGCCCGCCGTGCCGAAATAGAGATAGCCTGCATCGAGCGGCTGCCCGTCGCGGTCATGAAAAA